CGGTTATCAATACCTATCAAGGTGCATCAAAGGCATTAGGTCAGGGTGGTATATTTGGTCCTATTGCTGCGGCTGGTGTGATCGCATCGGGTTTGGCTCAAGTTCGTTCCATTATGCAAACCGAATTGCCAGAATCCCCAATGGGTGGCGGTGGTGGTGGTTCAAGCGTATCAATGCCAAGCGGACCATCTGTTGGAATAGTAAGCGGACAGATGAACCAAACGAATCAATTACAAGCCCAATTGAATAGCCAAATGGCAAAACCCACACGGGCGTATGTCGTTGGACAAAATGTAACAAGCCAACAATCGCTTGACCGCCATATATTGCAAAATGCAACACTTTAATCAATAAACGTTAATTTAGTAATGAAGATAATTGAATTGATATTGGATGAGGGTAGCAAAATGAGTGGTATTGATGCAATTTCGATTGTTGAAAGCCCCGCTATTGAATCTAACTTTATCGCATTGAATAACCATCAAGTGAAGTTCGCAACGGTAGATACCGAAAAGCGTATTTTGATGGGTCCAGCGTTGATACCAAATAAGCCAATTTACCGCAACCAAGACGGTGAGGAATTTTATGTCTACTTTTCAAAGGCAACGATTGAGAAAGCGATGCAAATGTATTTGAAGAAAGGCAATCAAGGCAACGCAACATTGGAACACGATGGCAAATTAAACGGCTTAACGTTGGTTGAATCTTGGATAAAGGTTGATGCCGAAAAAGATAAGTCGGTTGCATACGGAATGGAAGATCCCGTTGGTACTTGGTATGTGTCTATGAAGGTAGACAATGAAGAAATTTGGAACGAATACGTTAAGAGTGGTAAGGTAAAGGGATTTTCAATTGAAGGTTTCTTTGCTGACAAATCAACCACTATGAGCAAAGACGAATTGCTATTATCTGAAATCAAAAAATTAATACAACAATATGCAAAAAAAATTAGTTAAAATTGAAATGGGTATCGTTGAAGATATCCAAAAGGCAATGAACGATGCCAAAAGTGCTATATCTACAATGGATGGTGCTATTCAAAAAATGGAAGCAGCGGACAAGGCATTTTTAGCGGCTGAATCAAAAGCCGATGCGGCTTCGGATGCTGCTAATAAATCAGCGTCAAATGCAGTAAAGGCACAAATCAAAATTGGAAATGTTTTAGAAAAAGCAGATAAAGCGGCAAAAGCATTAGGCGTTGCACCTAATTTGGTTCAAGGATATACCGAAGTCGATAAGATGTACGATACCATTGAATCAAAAATCAAAGAAGTTAATTCTTTTGATTGGGAAGTTGCCAAGCGTGTATTGAAAGGTTTTTAAAAATCTAACACCATTTAAACCAAACGTTAATTAGATATGAGTAATGCAAAAGAAATCCTTGAGCGAATAAGCACAATGCTATTTTCAAAAGAGGAACCAACCGAAGAAAAGGTTGAGTTAGCACAACAAAAAACCGCAGATGGCGAAGCAATATTTGACGCAGACGCATTTGAGGTTGGTAATGCCGTTTTCATCGTAACCGAAGAAGGCAACATCCCCGTTCCAATGGGTTCTTATATGCTTGAAGAAGGTTTGAAAATCGAAGTAGACGAACAAGGCGTTATCGTTGAAGTATCAACCGAAGGCGAAGAAGAAATCGTTGAAGAAGTTGTTGAAGCAAAAGACGAACCAATGAAAGAGGAAACTGGTATGATGGAAAGCGCACCTAAAAAGGTTGTGAAGTCCAAAACCGAAATGGAAGAATCTTATTTCAGCGCATTTGAAACTCGTTTAAGCGCAATCGAAAAAGCAAACGAAGATTTGAAATCTTTGAATGTTAAGTTGAGCGAAGAAAACGAAGAATTGAAAAAGCAGTTGGAAGAAACTCCAGCACCTCACACAAAATTCAATCCCGATGCAGAAGCACAACGTGAAGTAAAATTCAAGATTGGTGCAAAGCGTCAAGAAACAATCCAAGATCGCGTATTTAACTCACTATTTTAAAACCAAACAAAAATGAATAATCGTAAAATCAACCTAAGCGGACCAACAATCAGCCCAAACACTTATGCTGGTCAGTTCAGCGAAAAGTATATCGCTGCCGCATTATTGAGTGGCGAAACCCTTGCCAAAAACTTAATCACCGTTCACCCTAACGTTGCCTACAAAGAGGTAATTCGTAATTGGCAGAACTCTGTAAGCGTAGCCGATGCTACTTGTGACTTCACAGATTCTTCAAGCGTTACTTTGGGTGAATACGTTTTAACCACTACCGAAAAGCAAGTGAACTTGCAGTTGTGTAAGAACAACTTGCGTACAACTTGGGAAGCGGCTCAAGCGGGTTATAGCGCATTTGAAAAATTACCAGCGTCTTTTGAAGAGTTCTTATTGGCTCAAGTTGCTGCGGAAGTTGCTCAAAGCGTTGAATTGGGTATCTGGAAATCAAACTTATTCTATGATTCAGCGTCAGTTGCTGGTCAAGACGGAATGTTCGGTTACTTGGTAGACAATTCTGCAATCGCTGAAAACGCAAGTGGTGCAACTACTGGTTCAAACGTTGTTACTCGTTTACAAGCAATGTTGGATGCATCTCCAGCAGCGTTGTATGGTAAAGAAGATTACGCTTACTTTGTAGGACCATCTACAATGAAAGCATACCAAGCGGCTCTTTCTGCTGGTAACTACAACTTCCAATTCTACGTTGGTGAGAAGCCAATGAATTTCCAAGGTATTCCAGTTCATATGGTTCCAGGTCTTAACGATTTCGATTGTGTATTGGGTCTTAAGTCTGATATGCACTTTGGAACTGGCTTATTGAGCGACTTAAACGAAGTTAAAGTTATCGATATGAGCGATGTTGATGGATCACAAAACGTGCGTGTAATTATGCGTTTTACTGGTGGTATCATTGCTACCAACCCAACTCAACAAGTTGTTCTTAACGTAACCGTTTAATTTTCATCATAGGTTAAATTTGAATCGGGGAGGGGTCATTCCCTCCCTTTTTATTAAAACAAAAATATGGCTTGTAATACATTAGCAAATAGATATGAACCTTGCAAAGAGTTTGCGGGGGGATTGCGTGGGGTATTTTTAGTACCTTTCGCCTTTGCCGATACCATCACAAAAGACGTTGATGGATTGGTAACCTCAATCAATAGTGGTGCGGGAACTGCAACCGCTTACTTTTTTGAATTAAAGGGTTTATCAACCCTTGAAATTTCGGGTGCAACCTCAAGAGATAACGGCTCAACTGCATACACTCAAACATTAACATTATCTTTGAAGCCAAGCGGAAGCACTCCAGCGTTGGCGGATAGCGATGCTGAATTGTTTGATTCTTTGACAAAAGGTCGTTGGCGTGTTGTTGCTTGGGATAGAAACAACGTATTCACTTTATTAGGTGAAGCCGAAGGAATGGATGCAACTACTGACGTTGAAAGTTGGGGTACTCAAATGGGCGATGCTCGTTTAAACACCGTGACTTTGATCGGTATGGAAACCACTCCAAAGGCAGTTGTTGATGCTGAATCTTATGCGGATATGGCAACCGTAGTGACCATTGCTTCCTAAAATATAGTTCTGTTTTTCCATTCAAAGGGGGGTGCTTTACGGCATCCCTTTTTTGATTTGTAACACTTTCGTTTATTTGCGTTAATTAAGTAATGGTTATAAATAGCACCACCACACAAATATCATTTTTCCCTTTCGTTTCGTTTGCAGACGTGGCGTCAAGTGGTGGCGGTGTGGAATCATACCTATTGCAACAAGACGGGTTTTATATCCTACAACAAGACGGCAGTAAGATAATTACGGCAACTGCATCGGGTCAAGTTGATGTCCAGGTTTGGCACAAACAAACCAAAACAATGGTAGAGGCACAACGTGATGTTACTATTTCTGGAAGCAAAGTAACCGTGACGTTACCCACATTAACTACAATTGCCGATGTGGCACAAGATTTGGACACGGTTTTAATTCGTGTTATTTACGATAATAAAATGAAGTGGGAATATTTAGCAACGTGGAGTACCGAAAGCGTGGCGTTGAATAAAGAATTTAAGCAATGGGATGAAGTAACACCATCGCAACCAAACTGGATAAAATTATGAGCATTAAATTAATAGAATTGGCGAGTTATACCACACCCGCAGTTGTTGAGCAAAAGAATAAAGAGTGGGTCGAATACGGTGAGGATAATAATTATTACCAATATTTGATTGACCTTTACTATGGTAGCCCAACGAATAACGCAGCCATCAAAGGCATTGCGGATTTGATATATGGTGATGGTTTAGAGGTTGTGAAAGCCGATCGCCATTTGTCGGGTTATCTCGATTTAAAGAAAGTATTTCACCCCGAATGCCTACGCAATTGTGCGATGGATTTGAAGATGTTGGGGCAATATGCTATTCAATTGGTAAAATCTAAAGACGGCAAAAGATATGTAAGCGCATACCACTTTCCCGTTCAGACATTACGCCCCGAAAGGTGCAATGAAGATGGCGATGTTGAAGGTTACTATTTTTGTGCGGATTGGTCAAAATTAAAGCGAGGTCAAAAGCCAAAGCGTTTTGCGGCATTTGGATTTGATAAAAATGCCAACGAATGTATGTTGGTAGTTAAACCCTATTCAACGGGTAACTTTTATTTCGCACCTGTAGATTATCAAGGTGGAACGCAGTACGCCAATTTGGAAATCGAAATCGCAAATTTCCACATCAATAATATTATGAATGGTTTAGCCCCATCAATGTTAATTAACTTTAATAACGGGCAAC